CATACTTGGCACCAGTCATATTGGCAACATCGGCAGATACCGCAAAGGATTCTTCACCCGACACAAAGACGGATGCTCCACCCGCAATTTCTATGTTACCCTCAACCGCAGTCTTCTGATCCAACTTAATATCAATGTTATGTTCACCCAGACACACATCAGTAAGTGTGCTCATTGTTCGGTTGATCTTACTCTTCTTGACAGTCTCTTCACGATTGCCTGTGGTGATCGTTCGGTGATTCTCTAGGATGTTCTCTCGTAGACTACCTGCCACATTGAGATTATAGTTACCACCCACATCAACATTATAGTCACCAGTTACCTTCATGTTCAAGTTACCCTGATACACGAGATTACCATTACCCTCAATGATAACGGTCTGGTCACCACCAGTCACTTCTACCTTGTTGTTTACTGCGGAAATGATAACAGAACCATCGGCACGCATTTCCACACCCGCACCTGTACGGTGTTTAATTAATACTCGTTCACCGCCTGGCGTATCGTCTTGTTCAATAACATGACCAGAGATAGTCTCTTGTACTTGGTTGAATGGATACTCGGATGGTCTCTGTGGTTCAATACCCAAGGACACACCAATGTCACCACCCCCAACATAGAGGTTGTTTATCTTAGAACCACGAGATGCCTTATTGATAGATGACCCATAGTTATAATCTCGTTTGGGGTATTCACCTGTGGGGTCTTGCATACCATCTTGGGCAACACCCAAAGTATTCTCAAGTCCTTCCCCAAGGGTATCGACTCTTAATCTGTAATTGTCTTTTTTAGTTGTCACTGTTCATCTCCGATGGACTCAATGGTGAAGCATTCAATGGATCGTCTGTTCTGTTCTGTTTTCTGAACACAGACTCTACATAATCTACCACATCAAAATATGGGTCAGATTCGATAATGTCAAGATCATTGTGACCAAAGACTTGACCGCCTGGGAATCTACGATAATACCCAGCCAAAAATTTCTCTAGTGTCGTAAACTGTTCTCTTGTAAATGACCGAGAAGACAGGTAGTCCGTTGGGTTGTCTTCACCCGTAGAAACATTAATACCACCAACCATCACAATACCAATAGAAAATCTGTCGTGACCGTTTACTGGTGCGTGGTCACCCTGTATGTTCACTGGTCTGCCTCGTTGCAATCTACCATCCCTTCGTATAACATAATGATATCCGATACCGTCATGTCCCAGATCATTCTGTACATTATTTATCTCTATAGAACCGATGTCTTTATTGGTGTGAGTCTCTGTGGCGTGAACAACAACCTCGGTCACGTCTCGACTCACATTAGTAAACTCTGCGTCTAGTTCTTCTACCGATGAAACATAGGTAAAGGCATCTTCTGGACTATTACGACCATCCCACTTGTCCGTCATAATAGGTTCACCTTCTTCGTACAGACTTGCGTCAATAACAACAGTACCACCAACTGTGGTATCAAGACCTCGCATCCTATCATCGATAGTTGAAATCTCTTGTTGTGCTTTCGCAATCTCTTGTTCGGGAACACCTTGTGCCCTTGCCTTTTCGATCATCTGAACTTGCATCTCTAGTGAACTAGATGTGTTTTCGTCTGTAGCAAGAATTCCTTTCATACGGTCTGATACATTTTCAGACTTTTGTGTTAGTGTCTTGACCGCTTCCTTCTCTTGTTTGGGATCACCACTGGTAAACTGTTCGAGTATTTCTCGTCTTTCGTTTTCGGACGAAACAATACCACCATCCACAAGACTGGAGATGAATTCTGCAGCATTACCCGAAATACCTTCCGCCACATCTTGAAGAACTCCAGACAATCCCTTGTCAATACGAGAATCAAACTCACGATTGAAAGTATCTATCGCATCAGTTGCTTCATTGATAGCAGCTTTTATATCTTTCAGATCAGTTCCAATCACCGCCTCAACATCTGCTAGAGTAGGAAGACTGTCTTTTATTCCTTGAACTGTAGCATTTAATTCTTTAACAAAGGTTGTGTTGTTGACGGCATCCTGTGCCGTTTGGATTGCGTCATTTATTGCGGCAACAGGTGATATGGCACTAACAGTGTTTGCTAAATTACCTGCCACACTGATAGCACTCGTGACCGTTGCTATGAATCCCATGATTCCTCCACCCCCCGCTGATTTGGGTTTTGCCGCATCTACAGCAGTGGTGAATTCGATCAATGATGCATATGCTTCTGCTTTTTTGTCATCCGCAATCGCAACACATTCGGCAATACTTTCGGCAGTACCATCAGTGATAACTGCGAGGGCAGAAGTGGGATTACTTACCTTGATTGCGGGAAGTCCTGTCAGTGCGGTTACAGTAGTTTCTAAAGTACCAAACCCTCGTGCCTCGTCTGCGGAATCACGACCCGCACCTCGTAATACGGATAGATTACCACTACCATCAGAGTCTATACCTAATGTATTGAGAACAAGACCCCCTGCCGAATCTAAATCTGATTTGAATCGTAGGAACTCACCATTAGAGTCTACTACGGTATCTTTGGTGGCAACAATAAGGTTACCCAAAGCACCCGTTGAAGGAAACGCATCAGTAATCGCACCAACCGCACTGGTTATAACTTCTTCACTTGAGTTGGTAGATGCTCCCAGTGCTTTTATACCACCAAGAATCTCACCATCTGTTTGTCCAACAAGAGTTGTTCTCTTAGCATAGGTCTCGTCAATAGAAGACTGTGCCTTCTCTTGGAATCTACTTGTCTTTAGAGTAGTTCTTTTTGACTCACTCTTTAGGGTGTTATTTAATTTATTTTTATCTAACGACATTATACTATCCTATCCGTCAATCGTCTTGCTTGCAATTCTATTTGTTTCACATCGTTGGGTTTGTTCAAGTAATATTTACCCACTATGTGACAAATACCTTTATTGTCGAGTCTGTCAGATTGTAACAATCGTATGTTGGCAGAAGACTGAGTACCATTTAATTCATAAGCAACAAAGGACAATTGTGTGAGGAATTGATTATTATCGTTGGAGAACCTAAGAAGATCATTATATCGTCTATCGTCATATGCACCGACACCATTTGATTGTGGAGTAATACCAGTACGCATACCAGATACTTGTGAAAGTCCCGCAGTAATACCTATCGCTTGTTTCTCGGTATATCCTACATTCAAGAAGAACTTTACTGCGGTATTCTCTCGTGCAATTTTTACTCTAGAAGAAATATTACCAGAGTTATCGTTCTGAATATCAGTTACCTTCGGTTTGAATGTGTCGGTGATTTTATCCCAAAGTCCTTCTGGTTTGTTATCTTCCACAATATCTTCATCTGCCTGACCCAGTTGCACGGAGGTAGGAAACTCCACATGAGGAAGTGAACCTAACACGATGGGTGTCTGTGAGTTTACCCCATCCATGAACATACCAAATACTAATGCACTTGGTTGTAGTTGAGGCATTCTTCCTATACCAGATGCACCACCCTCGGTAGTAGGAACTACGCATTGTGCCCAAGGTAAGTCTGCTTGAGGAATCAGTCGAGTAGATTCTGTGTGTAATCCATGAACACGAATCTTCACACGACCCTCGAAACCATGTGGTGGTGAAGCATCTACAACAGTCGCAATGAACCATCGTGTGTTGTCACCATAGAACTCAGATAGAATTGGTTTCATTACGGAAGTTTCTCCAGTTTACAAAGATTCATAGAAACAGTATGTTGTGTCCCTGAGAATGTATGTCTCGTATCATAGATAATAAAATCACCAGACTTTGCTTTATCGATCAGGTCATCTTCATTCGCAGAAGAAGAACTTTCCACATTATCATTCACAACCTTTAAATTAACAATGTCCCCAACCGATGCCTTTGAGATAATAAACCCAGCACCCTCTACAACTACATTTAACATATTCTTGTACATATGGTTGAGTATGGAACGACTCTCTAGTTTCTTCTTAAAGTGATTTGTTTCATACTCATCGTGATAACTTTTCTTTCGACCATATGTTCCTGTTGATGTCACTGTATGATACTTCATTGAATCATAATCATCAACTAAAACATCTCCCATCTGAAACATTGGATCAAAGACATTCTGATGATCACCAATAACATTACTAGTCTTCAATCTATCTAGAACCTTTCTTATACTGTGGTGAGACTTGGACACCATACCAGTATTTAGATTAGTGTTGTCCAAAGAAGCACCCACCGCACCTTGTTGTACTAAGTTCAGAGTATTCGCCATTGCTGAAGTCTTGAGTGCCTTGATGGTGAAAGTTCTTTCAAATTCACTTTGACTCTCTGCACTTGATATGTTGGCGGGGTTATATGTGTAGGGTAGTCTTGAGTTCCATGCTTTTTGTGATAACATGGAATCTAGATTACCTAAACGCAGATTGTTATCATGCATTGATGCATACACAAAGAAAGGTGAACCAGTTACAGTTGTCGCACGATTGCATAACCACTTGATAGCATCTATGGGAGATAGGTTCGGAATTATTCCTCTCATATTCGTCTGTACTGGAAGTGAAGTTCCACCACCATTGGGTAATGCAAGGTATGAAGTATCGATGTCTAGTTTCATTTCGGTTGCAAGCAACTTGATCATTATCTCATCAATATTGCCATTGAACGACTTACTAATCTTTTTGAGTGATGATAAAAATGCGTGTTCGTCCATTAATGTGAACGAATATATACTAGACTTTCCGTTGTCATTTGACTTGACGGAATCTTCGATACCTGTCATAATGAATGTACGAGACATCACTGTACTCAAGTCATTGTCTACCGATGCCATGTCTATCGTAAATCTCTCGGTTCCTTGAAAGTTAATCTTATCAAAGAGTGCCTTGTCATCCAGAATAACCACTTGACCTGTAAGATAAGGTTTGTCCAGACTCTCAAAGATACTCAGTTCGGCAATAGATGTACGAACATCTAATTTATTACCGTCAATACCACCAAGACGATCTGCTGTGATCGTTGCCTTGGTAATCTTGAACTGTTGAGACTGTGTGGTTTTGTACTGACTCATTAAGTAACCTGTTTGTGGAAGTTATTAAACTCAGTGACCACTCTTTCAATTACTGATTGTTTCAAGACAGCAATTTGTTTCAACTCATCATTTCTATCTTCGACACGATTCCGATAGGTGACTGCTATTGCATCAGAGGGTGCGTTTAAAAAGTCGTATAGTGGCAAATCTATATGAACACCATCGGCATCTTCGTAGTGATGAACCGCATTGTACTGTGCTGATTCTGCGACCAATTGTGCAGTGTAGAATGCACCATCTGTAGCGGTGTATTGAATAGACTCATCCGAGGTGAATGTTTCATCGTTTACTGTTTCGATAACAAGTTGACCCATGTCAAGGTCTCGTTTTAAGATAGTGCCGACAGTACCACTCACACTTCCGGTTACAGTCGTTCCCACAGTAAAGTCAGATGCGAGGACAGAATTACTTGTGACGGTTCGATGTGGATATCTTGATTTCATCTCATCAAAAAGATGTGGTTGATCGATGGGCCATCCTGATTCACGGATGTGGTCATTCATCAAGAAGAATGTCCAGTAATAGTCCGTAGTCCCATATAACTTAAAGGACAGCGTATCTGGACGATCCCCCGCAATAATTGTATGTTTGGTAGAGAAACTAATACTGTCCTTGATACCATCAATAACATCAACGTATTGAGATAAATCATTAAAGAGGACTGGCGATTCATTGTTACCAAATCGGTATGACTTTAAACCAAAGTTTCTGAAATATTTTGTTCCCATTAGAATCCGTCCTCTTCAACATCTCTTCTGTTGAGTGTTCTACTTTCTTGGAATGCCAATGACATTTCAGTTTCTTGGAAGTTACCGTCAGAATGCATTGACATCGCAGTGTTGTTATATGTCACACTCACGTCTCGGAGGTAACACGGTTTAATCTTTGTGGCAATCTGTTCACCATCATATTCTATATTGATCTGAAACTTGTTTGGAAAACGATAACCGATAGAGATTGCACTTTCTCCGGGCATAGGTTGAATAATGTTTTCTGGATATAGTTCTGTTCGGAATAGTTTTACAATTTCCTTTACTTCTTCTGCTTCTTTTGCAGAGGTAGGAATGAATTTGAATACAAACGAGAACTCTCGGAGGTTTACTTGTTTGAACAGTACTCGTGTGTTGGGGTTTGATGTCACCCCTGCGGCAGACTTAAACGCACCCTGAATCTCATCTGGTAATGCGGATACGAGTTTCACCCCCGCTACTTTGGCAACGTCTTTGTTTGCCGAACCCTTCAGTGCAGCGGTCAAGGTTTTCATTCCACCCTCAACTATACCTCCCAATGCACTTCCTCCACCAACTAGTGAGGCTTCTGCTGCACCACCCAGTCCACCCAAGTCCACATTGTCATACGCAACAGCATCACGATATTGTAAACCGACAGGGAGATAAAGAGATACTTGTCGATCAGTCTTTTTCAGTGGTCTTTGTTTTACCTTAGTTGCAAATTGTTCTTGGTCACCTTGAAATGCATCGACCGCCTGAACATTATCTGCTTGGTTCTTAGAACCAGTGACTTCAGAAACCGTTTCACTCGTTGAGGTGAGACCTTTTTGCGCTATCTTTTCCACTTGACCTAAGACATTACCAAGATCAGTTTCTGCCTCTTTCATCACATTAAAGACAATACGACCTTTGTAGTCATCCGCATTGTTTAGAGGATACTCAAGGTTTTTCGCCTCTAGTGCGGATTTCACACCTTGGGGTTTAGTCTCATCTTTGGTTTCTTCATCTGCCATGTTAGTTTCTCTATAAATAAGTTAGAAATTCATTATCTTTATTTATAAGGTTTTTATGGCATATTCGGGTAGGTACAGAGTAAAAAATCCAAAGAAGTACCAAGGTGACTACACTGCTGTAGTCTATCGATCTCTATGGGAGAAACACGCATTCAAGTGGTGTGACGAAAATCCTGACATAAAGAAGTGGTCTTCTGAAGAAGTCATTATACCATATCTATATGAGGTTGACAAGCGTTATCATAGATATTTTATGGACTTGAAAATAGTTTGGGAACATGGTGCAACTTGGTTGGTTGAGATAAAACCAGACAAAGAACGCAGACCACCTACAGGTAGAAACAACACCAAGAGGTATTTGAACGAGGCAATGACCTTTGTTAAGAACCAGAACAAGTGGTCTGCCGCAGAAGAGTTTGCAAAGGATCGTGGATGGCACTTTGTCATCTGGACTGAGAAGAATGAACCATTGAAGTCTCTTATTCCCAAATCAACAAAACCGTTGAAACCCCTGAAGAAAACTTTGAAACCTTTTCGTAAGAAACGTGTGAAAAAGGTATAAATAAAGACATGAGTAATATATTCAACAGACTAGAACTACAGGCGTTCCGTGCGGGTGTTACACCACGAACCGATGAGTCTCGTGCATGGTTTATGAACAAAGCAAAGAATATGCGAAACATAAACCGAGAGAAGTTAATAAAAGAAGACCCTCTCATTCAGAGAAATAGAAATGGTGTGATTGGTAGTATGCAGATGTTCTTCTATGATCCCAAGCACAAAGATAAACTTCCGTACTACGATTTGTTTCCTTTGATTGTGGTGGTTGGGCCTGCGGAAGGTGGATTCTACGGATTGAACCTACATTACCTTCCACCCATTCTTCGTGCAAAGATGTTAGATGCATTGATGGAAACCGCCAACATGAAGGCGGGTGACAATGCAAAGTTTCAGATCACATACAAAAAGTTACAGGCAATCTCTAAGATGAAATTCTACGAACCCTGTTTTAAACATTATCTGACTAAACACGTCCAGAGTAAGTTCGCAGAAGTACCCATGCCCGAGTGGGAGATTGCAACCTTCTTACCGACTGCACAGTTCAGAAAGGCGAACTCTAAGAAAGTTTACGCAGACTCACGAAAAAGAATAGGTAGAAACGCATGATCGCAATTGATGAATTCAAATCCGAGATTGGTAAAGGTGGTGGTATGGCAATGGGGAATCTGTTCAAGATTTTCCTACCACCTCTTACACCACACGCACGGGAGATGAACCTGTTGTGTAAGGCAACATCATTGCCCGGCAGACAAATACTGTCAACCGAAAAACAAATGGGTCTACATACCACCAAGATTGCATATGGTCATGCGGTAGAAGATATGCAGTTGACATTCCATTGTCTCAATGATATGAAAATAAGACAATATTTTGAGGCATGGCAGAATCTGGCAGTCAACCAAGAGACCCAACAGGTTGGATACTTTAACGACTACACACATCCAGTCATTATCCAACACATTAAGAAGGGAACCGCATTCCCTATCGCAAAGAAAGAACTTTATGACGCAGGAAAGATTCCATCTTACCTTCGTAATAGATTACCAAGACTAGGGCCATTTGATCTTGCACAGGGTCAGTTTGACTTGAATTTAGTATTCGGTGATGATATCACCTATACATGTGTCCTAGATAAAGCATACCCAACAACAATGAATTCAATTGAGTTGAGTGATGACGGACAGTTACTTGAAGTATCGGTACAATTATCGTACAAGAACTGGAAGTCCAAAGGTGGAGACGCAATCGATAGTGGATTTATCGAAGGTCTCGCAGGCGAATTGATTAGAAAATTTTTATAACATTATTATTTGGAGAATAATATAATGGCATTACCTAAGTTAAACACAACCCCATCCCACGAGATGGTACAACCATCAACGGGAAAGAAGGTTCTATACAGACCTTACCTTGTAAAAGAAGAAAAGATTCTTCTACTTGCATTTGAGGGTGGTGATCAGAAACAAGCAATGAGAGCAATGATTGATGTTGTTGTAATTTGTTGTGAAGATGTGAAAGCAAAAAACCTCACAGTATTTGATGTTGAGTATATGTTTACGCAGATTCGTTCACGTTCAGTTGGTGAGACTGCTGATATTAATATCAAGTGTGAGAATGAAGAGTGTGGACATTCAACAGAATGTAAGATCAACCTACAGGATATTAAAGTTGACCTTCCTGATGTAAGTCCTATAGTTGAATTGACACCAAGTGTCACCTTGGAATTAAAGTACCCAGCGTTTCACGATTTTCTCAATAACTTTTCTGAGGATATGTCAGAAACTGAGTTTGGTTTCAAGATGATCGGTAAGTGTATTAAGACAATTATGACCGAGGACGAGAGAGTTGATGCGAGTGAGGTTAGTTCTGGAGAGATGCAAGAGTTTATTGATTCAATGACCAACTCACAGTTTGAAAAGATTGGTGAGTTTATGCAATCTGCACCATCAATGCAACACGACATTGACTTTAAATGTCCAGAGTGCGGTACGGAACAGAACAGAACACTGAAGGGCATCCAAGATTTTTTTTAGTATGCCTCTCACACGATAACCTTGTAAACCATTACAAGACTAACTTTGGCATGATGCAACATCATAATTACTCGTTAACAGAACTAGAAAATATGATGCCGTTTGAGAGGGAAGTTTATGTTGCTTTACTAGTAGAGCATCTTAAAGAAGAAAAAGAACGTCACGAACAAGAAGAACGTCAACGACAGAGATAGGAATAATGGCAGAGAAAAGTATAGGTCATCTGATTGAGGTGACCAAACAAGAAAACCAAGAATCACGCAGTGTGACCAAAGAGGTCGCATCTGAAGTCAGTGCGTTGTCTAAAATGTTTGGTAAGTACTTCAAAGACCTCAAGAACCAAGCAGGTGATAAACTAGAAGAAAAACGAGAGGAGAAAGTAGCAGCGGCAGGTGGTTTACCTGATCTCGGTCAACTTATGTCGGACACCAAGGGTATGGGTATTCTTGGAATGATCGCAGGTATCACTGCCGCAATTGCGGGTCTCGCAGTGGGTATCGTTGAAGGTTTTGTTCGTGCCGCAAAATTAATATTGAGTCCGTTTACCAAGACTATGGTGAAAATGGTCAGGTCTATAACAAAATTAGTGTTAGCACCATTCAGACTATTCGTTAATAAATTCTTCCCCGAAACAGGTAAGAAACTTCAGAACCAATTTAACCGTATAAGAAAAGTATTTACTAACGGTATTGCAAGAATTGCAAAGAGAATTGAGCAAATGAAGGATTGGGCAAAAGGTCTTGGTGGAAGACTGACAAGACTTGCTACCAATATCCGTCAAGCATTTACCAATGGTTTCCGAAACATCAATGTGGGATTACGTGGTATTGCCGGAAAGTTTAGGAAGTTAACGTTTGTTGAAAATGCGGCAAAGTTAATTGGTAAATTATTAAAACCATTCCGTGGTTTTGTTGATGACATCAAGCAACTAAAAGACTCTGTTACAGGTGCGGCAAAGACATCGGGTGATACTGCTTCAAAGATCAAAGATACGGCAAAGAAAGTTAAAAAGGTTTTCACCACACTGAAACAATCCTTTGGTGGATTCTTTAAAATATTCAGAACTCTTGGTCGTGTAGTCTTATTCCCTCTTACTATCATAATGACAATGGTTGATGCGTTCAAAGGATTCAAAGCAGGATTTGAGTCGGGTGGAATACTTGGTGGTGTCCTTGGTGCAATCAGTGGAGTCTTGATAGGAATTGTTGGAATGCCACTTGACCTACTCAAGAACATCGTGAGTTGGATAGCAGGTAAACTTGGGTTTGAGAACTTCTCAGAAATTCTGGATTCGTTCTCATTCTCCGATATGATTGGTGGTTTGTTCAACACAATCACAGATTCATTATTGGGTGTCTTTGATGCAATGAAAGACGAAACTGGTAAATTTGATTTCGGTAAGATGGTAGGGGTCGTAGTCGGTGGTTTGGTAAATGCAATAACCGCTCCTATACGTGCAATGATTAATGGTATTGCCTCTCTTTTAGAAAAAATACCTTTGGATATAGCACAATCAGGAGCAAGTTCACTCAGAAAAATGTCAAGTGCAATGATGTTTGACACTGGTGTCGGTGACGCAGTATCTGCACGAAAAGAAAAACGTGCAGAACTAGAAGCATCAAAAGAAAAAGAAACTGAGATAAAACCCAACCCTCCGATCAGTGCTGATGCGGTCAAAGATGCGACTCAGGAAGAAAAGATAGCAAATGAAGGAAAACAAACCGCAACATCCATGGCAGTTCAGACCATTAACGCACCCACAACCACAAACAACAGTTCCAGTAATGTCAATGTTGATGCTCCTACTGGCGCAGTAGATAACTTTGATGGGTTGACAAGATTCGCATAAAAAAAAGGGTCTCCGAAGAGACCCCTATAACCATAACGGTTTATCCTAAGGCAAGGATGCTTTAGTCTCGGAAACCTTCACCCTTTACAAAGTGATGGAATCTGTGTGAGATTACTGCGAACAGCAACCTCACAAGACTTGTCTCCGAATAAGAACCATTCTCAGTATACAAGTGATACATGATTAGTCCTCAGCAGCGAGTTTAGCAAAGTATGACAATGTGTCATCTTCACCACCCGATGCTTGGATCGTTGGTTCTGGTGCAGTCTGAGAGACTACAGTAGGTTCCGCAGATCGGATCGGTGCAGTCTCAGCAGTCTGAGTCAACAGATCATTCTTTACAGTACTACCAGTACCAGTAGACTGACCTAGTACCACTTCCAGACGTGACTTCAGTTCATCATAAGACTTGTATGAGGACTCTGCAACAAACTCTGTCATATCATGTAACTGATTATAAGTAGATTCTAGTTTAGTCTCATCCGCATCAAATAATGCAGAAGTGGACTTGAACTCCGATTTATCATAGTTTCTGTAACCCGCAACATTACGAATCTTCAACTGGAAGTCAGCACCAGTCCAGAAGTCGAATGGGTTCACAGGTGTTTCGCCTGGGAATTGTGGTTGCATTACATCCATGATCTTATCAAAGATTTTCTTACCAAAGTCGTAAAGGAATACTTTACCTTCATTAGCAGGATTGGATGGGTCAGATACTACCATGATGTTTGCCACATAGTGCAGTCTACGTTTCTGTTTACGTGCGATCTCTTTATCTTCATCGATACCAGAGTTCCACAAACGAGAGTTGTGTTCACTCACTGGATCGTTGTTACCGAGAGTAGTCAGAGACTTCTCGACATACCACTGACCAGTTGGGCCTTTGAAGAAGTGATCAAAGTAACGTACCCAAGGTAGTTCTTGACCTTCTGCGGCAGGAAGAAATCGAATCTGTGCAAAACCATTACCATTGTCATCAACAGTAGGTTTCCAGAATCGAAGGTCTTCGTATTTGTTTTTAGATTGAGTTACCCCTGAGACTTCTTGTGCCGCTTGTGCGAGTTTAGAAACATCTAGGGAATTAGATTTTAGATTTGCAAAAGACATATTTGTATTCTCCGTATTTTTGCGTATTAGTTGTATTATGAGTATTCATTGTATCATAACGTAATTTAAAAGTCAATACCTTTATTTAGTATTTTACAGACTTCCACTTTTTTCGAGAAAATTCAACTTCATTGCTTCCATTTCTATTTTCTCTTTTATTGAGATGGCAATATATTTCTTGACATCTTCAATCTCTAGGTTGTTCTGTTCACACAGATAAACAACCGTGTCCATGTATGACATAGACTTTGTTCTTACACAGTCCTCCACCATCTTGGTGAATTTCTTCTTGTTCATAAAGTTAGACTCTTCTTGTGAGGAATCTACTCCACCTATCTGAAAATCAACTTGCATAATCTTTATCCTTCTCAAACTCCAGTTCAAGTTCACGAGTCCATACTTGAGCAATGTCTGGATACCATGTACCATAAGAGCGTTTGGGGGTTCCGTCAGGATAGTATGCCATAGCAATACACACCTTCTGGATTCTCCCCTCACGTTGTTCACCATAACGAAAATCAGACCACACACCACCACTGAGATACTTCTTCATATTGGAGATGTAGGTTTCAAGGTCTTGGTACTGTGCTCGTTCCTTCGAGACCTTAGAGTCTTTATAACTCTTCAATCCTTTGAGTTCATCAGTACAAGACTTCACCCAACCTTTAACTTTTTTCCAATGTAAGAAGTGATCTTCATCCAAGTCTCTGATACTGTGGTGTACCGACTTACTACCATCCGCACCACGTGCTTCCCTTGCCTTCGCAAGTCTTTCCACTGCCGCCTTCTTCTGTTCATCAGACATTGGTTTACGTCTGCGTTTCACTTTCTTACGTTCAAAACCTAACGCATCCAGATTTGCCTTCTTCTTGGCATCTCTGGTGCGTTTTGCTTTTTGTGCGGGTGTTAGTTTCTTTGGCATAGTATTATATAGTATATGTTATACTGCATTAAAAGTCAAGAGGGAATCAACACGAAATGATCTCCAGTCCTGCAAATCCAAATCAAATACTCGAACCGCCAGTTGGTTCTTCTCGGTATTTGCATTCGCATCAGTCTTGGGCATCTTGTCCGCTGGTATCTGATCGGATACCAATGTTGCTCTCATCTCACGTACTCCACCATCCTTCACTTTTGTGAACGACAAGTTTACTACACCTTCACGTAAGGTGTCAACGATTTCACTATAGGTCATATCAATCTTCTCCATTGTTTTCCTCTATAAAATAATCTTGGTATGTGTAAAACTTCCATATCAAGAACGAAACGTCTAAACAGAATCCATCGGAAAAGTTTAGACTGATAGATGGGGTCAACCATATCTCTCTTTCATATGTCCACATATTACTAAAGCAATATATGCGACCCCAAAGTTTAAATCTCATTACGCTACCCTCTTCTCTTGAAACCAACTAGGCACTTCACGGTTAGTCCATTTTGCCATGTATGATTTCTCGTTAATGTAATACTTACGATATGCATCTACTGGATCATTCATCTTACAATGGTCTGGCATTGCCTGTGCGAACTTACTCGTCTTGACAACTTGCTTGATGTTCCTTGGAGCAAACCACAACTGACCTTTCAGTTTCTCTTCGGTCATGTGAACCTTACCATATCGTCTGGTGTACTCCTTACACAACTCTTGGAAGTGTTTGTACAACCATCGGTAGTTCTTGTCGTTCTCACGAACCCAGATGTTGGATGGATGGTTGACATGGGATGCCTTGTACAAGAGTTGTTCTTGGGCAGTTGGTTTCAGTCTCCACCGTTTGATGTTGCGACCATTCTTGGTCTTATCAAGATACAGTTCACCATCCAATACACGATGTGCAGTAGACATGAGTTGAGCGTACTCAACAATCATCTTGACCACATGTTTGTCACACATCATCTGTGCGGCAATTTTGGGATCATTGTCCAAATGAAATATGTTCATCTCATAACCTCGTAAATAATAAATCCGATCATACCAACATACAGTGTTGACCAATACGTAAGGTCTAATCGGGTCAGTTCAATTTTCATATCATTGATATCTCAGCAAGATATTGTTCAACATCACCCATTGTGAGATTACCAACAACATCATTAGTTATGTGTGTATCATAACACAGGTCACCATCATTGTCAAGTACCGCAATCTCATAGAGACCTTTTCTGCCTCCAAAGGACATATCATGCTTGACCACAGAGGCACCATAACCATTATCAAATTTATAGACGAGTTGATACCCATTCAATTCTGGCATATCAAACTTCTCAATTGTGCAACCACCTTGGATTGATTTAACTTCCGATTGCATTATAGTATCCTTCTGCCATCACACGATATTTTAATTCATTTGAAACTTGTTCTTTGACATAGAGTTCGGAACCAGTAAACCAAGCACACGCATCACGCATATCATTCAGTTCAGATGTAGGGATGACAGTATCAATCGGCATCTTCCAGTTCTCCATACCCTCGGTGAGTATCTCAAACTTCTCGGTCAGAACGTCAATGCGTTCTTGGGTTGCGAAGGTAATCATACATATACCTCCGTATTGAAGACTTCACGTTCCTGATACATACCAGTGACCTCGGTACTCTCCCTACGAGCAACAACATAGGTATTCTCATACCCATAGTTCTCTAACTGTGACTGGTAGGTAAACGCAGTCTCACGGTCATAACAGGGAGTAAAGAAACCTGCAAGGGGTTTCTCGGTTTCGGCACAACGAACTACATAAGTTACTTCAGACATAATATACTCACTCTTCTCATTATCAATACAAGGGTATTATAACACACTCTTGGGGGCATTGTCAAGTAAAAACTTCATATTTTTTTCAATATATTCATCCAAGGTCAAGAAAGGTTCGCCATATGCATCACGTTCTACACAGTTCTCTTGGTACATCTCATTTGCGAATATCTCAAATGCGGTACGAGTGTCTGGATTTAGTAGATTTTCCATATTATTTTCCTATATGTTTTACATCAGATTGGGGTATTACTTGATATGCACCCTTATTGAAGGCAGGTGCGACAGTGAACTTCTTTGATTCCTCCAGTTTATATGAGGTATCTTTGGTTGGGACATATCCCATATCACTCACCGATGGGTACTTCTCACGATGGGTGTCACGGTGTACAGAGACCGTTTCTAGCGGTTTAAACTCAGGTTTGTACCGTTTGGTCTTAGTCCATGCTTTGGTCTTACGTTTGCGTCCATGCATATCATATCTCATCGAACCAGTAAATGACTGCATAATCTTTCCTCTTTCTCTCACTATTATACATATAATACACGAATCAGCATATTTTGTCAAGTACTTTAAGTAAAAAAACTTATAAATAGATGGACAGGAGAACAATTATGACAGAACTATTTGACTTTGGGTTTACCCTTGTAGACGAGACAGAACTAGATGCGGTACAGACTGCAACTGCGAAAGCAGAGTCTGCTTCATCTTCTACAACAGAAACCCAAGAAAAACTAGACAAACTATACAATGCAATTCAACCACTGTTGAACAATCTCAAGATGAACCCTGAGAAGGAATACATCTTATGGCCCAATCGTACCGAGAAGATAGAACAGTTTGAAGATCACATTCAGACGATTTACTCAGGAAAATAAGTAATGATTCTATACAAGACCCAACCCAAGAGTTCTACAGAATACACCGTCATCAACCTTAGTACCAAGGAAAAGATACTAAACGATGTTCGTGACTGCATACCGAACTTCAAGGGTAGGACAACAAAGTTTAGTGATGTAACCTCTCTGGCTACAGACGCATCAGTAGTTGATGGTATGATCGCCAGTGGTGGATATCGGAATATTCTTGTAGTACCATCATTTGAAGATGGTGATTATGTCAAATTGAGAGATCGTCAATATCGCCCAGTAAGAAGTGCGGGGGATCATTTGTTACCTATCGTACACGCATTAAATGAGACACAGGGTAATCTCTATGTCGCACAACCCAAGATTGGCAATATCTTTAATGAACTATACGAGAAGTATGATGTCAATTTAATCCACGTAGATAGTTGGTTTAGAGTTGACAGTTCATTTGACATGAACATTGATGACCGTATGAAGTTTGATTGTGTTGTTCTATTGGGTAACGAGGGATACAAGAGGGGTAAGTTTAACGCCCAAGCAGTCAAGAAGAAGTTTGCAAGATACTGCACACCCGAATTTGATATGATTGATGTGTATCGTGGCAATCTACGACAACTAACTGGTGGTAGTAAACCTCTGGATCAACATGTCGCAAATTTAACTAACGCAATAAATACTCCCACAATAATAAGTACTCCGAATAGAAAGTACACTTGGGATTTCTTGGAAGCGTTAAAAAGAGATAAAGATAGATTTTTGTATAGAAGACTCCTACTCACTGTAGAGACGATTAAAGAATGGTATAAGGTGTATTAAAATGTCAACAAAAGATATGTTTGTGGCGGTGACCTCTAGGACGGAGAACTCTGTAAGAAGTAAAATGATAAATGAAGCTTCGGTCAGTGATTTGTATAAAATGTTAATGACATCTATTGGAAATTCTCAATATGATCTTGAAAGTGAATTGTCATTCATTAAGACTTTCATCATGAGAGGAGTATTAATATCTAACTTTATTGCAGCATCAGGATATCGGAACTTACTAGTATTACCATCATTCAAAAATAGTCTATACCCTACACTATTTGATAATGAAACCCAACAACCCAGAAACCATACTATATCAAGTCTGTGGCCATCCATCAGTGAATACTTTGAGCAATCCCCAAAAATACACTATGCGTTTCCTATTGATCATTCATCATTCTGTCGTGATCTCTCTAGAGACTTCGGTGTCAGTAATGTGGTCTGTAATAAACCATATGTTGTTGGGGATGATACTTTCTCTGTGGAGAATGGAGACATACAGTTTGATGCGGTGTTCCTTGCGGGACAACCAGTTGAAGAAGGAACGACATTTGCAGCGGCAGATATCAAGTCAGACCTTGCGTCAATATGTACAGAAGACTTTGATCTTATTGAGATGTGTAATCCAATAGGATATGATATTGTAAGTATGTGGCGTCATGTAGCAGATAATACACTTTTATCGCACCAAATGCCACCCCGACCAACCGTATTTACTGGTCAAGAAAAAGATACTCGTGAAATTTCTGAATATATAAATAGTACTATGAAGTATGATACAGACCCAGATGTTCCTCAAGTATCGAATCTTGTGCCGAGAATATCAAAAATACTACATAGAGAAATAAAAGTCTACTAGGGAGACAAACAATGGAAAAGTTAAACGAACTAAAAGAATTGATCGTTGAAAAACATGAAGACCTTTACGATGTCGCATTGCGAGATTTGGGTCTTGGTACACGATCAGTAGCATTCATTGAAGGTGTGATAGTAGCACTATTACTGGTGTGGATTTTCTAATGATTAAGTTTAAGAAGTTTATGACAGAGGGTGTCGATGACCCCGCAATCTTTAAAGCAGTTTTCCTTGCGGGTGGCCCCGGCAGTGGTAAGTCTTTTATCGTAGGTAAGACTGGTCTTCCCGCCCTTGGTCTGAAAGTAATAAACTCAGATGACGCATATGAAGCTGCAATGAAGAAGGCGGGGATGGAAATGTCTCCCGATAACATCTTCTCCGTTCAAGGTCAAGACATTCGTGGTAAGGCAAAGGCACTTACTGGTAAGAAACAAGCACGATACCTCATGGGTAGACTTGGTGTTGTGGTTGACGGTACTGGTAAAGAGTTTGACAAGGTCAAGAAACAAGCAGTTGCAATGAAGGCACTAGGTTACGATGTCGCAATGATCTTCGTAAACACTGATCTACAAACTGCTATTGATCGTGATGCTCAACGTGCAAGAACTATTGGTGAGAAAGAAGTCACCAATTACTGGAACGAAGTTCAACGAAACATTGGTGCATTCCAGACATTCTTCGGTAAGAAGGATATGTTGATCGTAGATAACTCTAACGGTAAGGACTACCAGAAAGAGACTCTTCGGGCATACAAAGATGTTCGTAAGTTCTTAGACAAACCACCAGAGAATGCCAAAGCAAAGAAATGGATTAAAAAGGAACGAGAAGCAAAGAAGAGAACTTAACTCTTCGGGTTCACCCTCACATTATCTCCAATCGGAATCTTAATATCAGAATGAGAATGATATAGATTAAAGGTAGTGTGAGGGAATTCCTTGAACATATTAGTCCAGATAGGTCTCCAGTTACTCGCAAGTCTCACCGTATTACCAGTACTGCGATCACTTTCTAACAGCAAGTCAGTAAAACTCTCCAGATTCATATCAAAGATACTATCAAACCCATAGATGTGTACTTCGGTTGCTTTCATCTTGGCACACGCATAGTGGACTGCCATGTGTCCACAGTTGAAGTTGGTTGCCGCCATACGAGGATCACCTGTGTTGGCGTACTCAGGGACATGTTGATAGAACCCTTTAATTAGGTGCGAGTATTTAAGATAAAATGTTCCAGACTGTTCCATCCACATTCGTGGTCTTGTACCCAGAATCCAGTCGTACATATCTAGTTTGATATGACCTTCCTGTAGCGCCTTCATCATCTTGAAGTCAACCATACAGGTTGCAAAGACTTCCTTCCGTGGAATCTCAAAGGGAGGCATATTACAAATCAGCAACTTGCCAGGCGTACCTCTCTTAAAGATACCTGCATTGTCTCCGTTGCCCAGAACATTTACTCGCATGATGTTACTCTATAATCAACTTGATGTGTTCGCAGTCAATGACCGCACATTTCAATCCATCTAACTCAACAGGCATAGACTTACTCCAGTCAAGGAAAACCTTATTCTTTGCTACCAGTTGCATCTTGGTAACTTCTTCACCATTACCATACGAGATAACGACTGCGGGTTTGTTACCAGACGAGATATCGTTCTGTAGAATGATACCTCCTGCTGTGGTTGTCTCTGCTTCTGCCTGTGTCACTAACACATTATTACCAAGTACTCTCATAACTCAACTAACTCTCTATTCTTCAAATGTTGTTCTGCGATATCATCTTTGGATTGACCCATGTAACGCACTGCGTGATGTTCACTAATTAACCAGTCATTAACACTTCGGACTCTGCCCTCCCCATCATCAACAAGGAACTCACCAAGGATTCTTCCAAACTTACCCTTGCCATCCTTTGTTGTTCTCAGAGTAGGTTCTTCACCTAGACAAGATATGAGGAAGTCTTTTGCGGCAAGTCCATATTTCTTTTCGACTTTGTCACGTGTTCGTGATTCGGGGGTGTCCACACCAAGTAATCTGATTCTTGACTTTCGAAGCCAAACACCAAACCCCAAATCGATGTCAACGTCAACGGTATCACCATCAACGACACGTACAACCTTTGTTCTGTATTCATACATTATTTTTTCCTATTTGTTCTTTAATTATCTCTTTCCCTTTTTTACCAGTGTGGTGAATAATCTTAGGGTTTCCTACATTTATACCATCTATGTAGTCCAACCTTAAAGTGTTGTATGTGTGTGGCATCGGTTCTATACAAGTCATCTTATATAGTTCATCACCATTCATCATCAAGTACAGAACCTCTTGATCTCCCTGTACAGGATTACGAATACACTCATCCGCCCACGCCTTTAGAATATTTGGTGTCCCTTCCACCGCAACAACACCAGAGTTATACCATCTGCCCATGTCGGGTCTTCGTCTTGTCCAAGGTCTGTCCTCTACCATCCCTAGTTTACCCATGACAGTCTTCGTGAAGATGTCTTCAATGTTGTCGGTGATCTCACAGTCAGTATCAATCCAACATACCTTCTCAACACCATCTAATCTGGTAGCATCCAGTATCGCACGAGGTTTCTTGAACCATCCCTTTGCTTCACTCTTGATATCAATGACCAAGTCAAACTCAGATTCCATCTTAGTCCGTGTATCAGGTTCCATACCAAAGTCTGCAAGGACAATGGGTTTAGTATTGTGTTTACGATAATTCTCAATAAACCACGGCAATTGCCACTCGGTGTGTTTATCACAACCTGTTAGGAATACTTCATGCATCGATGATTTCATAACCTTCTTTCCAATTATGTTTTGCAAGACATCCTGCCTCTACTTGAATAGTAGTGAACTCATCTCTCGCCTCTGCAATGAAAGGATACCATTCTTGTAACCAAGGGAATACTGTTTTGTTTAAATATACATCTGTAGGTTTTGCATACATCGGTGCATTCTCCACCAACAGTCTTCCGCCTGCGGGGGTAACCATGTACGCATGTGCGCCCGGAAAATACCTTTTGGTGGTCAGTGGATTGATACCCAACATCTTCGGAGTATTCCACTTACCGTATGATGGGTGTCCAAGGTTCATCACATAGTTAGGAAATGCGGGAGGGATACGGTCGATCATTACGGCATCATGTTCAAAGATAACAAAGTTCTCCTTACCCTTCGAACACTTTTCCCACAATGCATAGTGTGATAGGAATGCTGCAATACAATTTTCATTACGAGAATATTTCTCATCAAACTGTATCGGGTCAATACCTCTGGTCTGTAAAAGTTCTACAGGATTATCTGCGGGGGTGATTGCATCAAACTTCTCAATCTCTAGTCCGTGACGTTTACCAGACTCAATACATCGGTTCGCAGACTCAACGGATTGTTTGTTTTCTAATATAGTAATTACAAATGCTTTCATAATGTTGTGGTTGACTTCAACCCTCTCTGTATTTTTGTGTAGTAGGGATATACGACTTCTAACCAAGGGAAGAACTGTTTGTTCATCAATGCGTCATTGGGCCACATTCCAACTTCTCTTACCTTATCTAGTAGTTTCTTAGCACCCTTCGGGGAGATCATATATGCAGAGTTTCCTGCAAGTCCCTGCGGTACATCCATGTCATCTATCGTAGGTACTGGTTGTACCCCAACATAGGACGATACCTTCTCATGGAACACACCAGACCTTCTGGTTGCACCCCTTGGATCATTAAGACCTATTATACCACCCTTCCAGTCAGAAGTCAATACCTCTGGCCATAATTGTCTAGTAAACATTGCATCGTGTTCTAGAACAACAATAGTCTCATCAAGGTCAATTGCTTTCTGCCATGCTCTCATGTGACTCACCATACACGCAATTCTATTGTTGTGGTTTGCAGTCGGATAGTGGGTGAGTCGTAGTCCTGTTTTCATATCAAGACCATCTTGTTTTGGTTCAATAGGATATGTCCACGCCACCCCTGCGAACCCTAGTTCTTGAAGATCAGTTCCAATAGTGTCGGGTACTGTGGCGGGTAGGATAATGGGTTCTAGTTTAGAACCAGTTTCTCTGATAGACTGAATAACCATACGAGTCGCACAAGTGGACTCGTGATTGTTTACCATACTAATTATGAAGGTTTTCATCAACATCTCTTACATACTCCCATCTCTCTGATAGGTAACAACCACCATGATAACTCTTGTGGTACATTCCAAATGGTTCGGATAGTATTTGATACCACCCCTCTTCCGCACTCTTTAACTTCTTATCCTTATATAGTCGATCCACTAAGTCGGTATCCCAACATTCTCTTGGGTGCATGATTAAGGCATCATTGATATAGTAAGTAGTTTCTTTACTCATACCTTGGAGATCATTGTGTCCGTGGTGTCCATAGTAGTTCATACAGTTGAACCCAATAGGAAGAACATTATCATACGACCGATTCAGTAATTCATCCCAAGGAATAACATCAGACACAATCACATCGAATCTAGTTCGTATGATCATGTCGTACTCTTCGGGGATAGACTTCATCATCTCATTGTGCATGAGAATCTGTTTATGCCAGTTCGCACTTGCGTATGCGTGTTTCCTTTGAGAATGATCTATACCAGCTTCGTCCCACTGTGCTATGATACGAGGAAATATATCTCTCCTCAGTTCACTTGCGTCATCAGGATAGGGTTCGGTGTCGAATACTGGATGGTACAGATTCTCAGGGTCATCAAAGTAGTAGTCAGCATCATAGTCTTGACCCTTCCATGTACCCGTGAACATCTTGTCGTGCGAAATTATCTCTTGGGTTCTATCAATCCATTTCTGGTGACAGTGTTCATTCCACCTTCCAGATAAACATAATGCTGTCTTCACTACCACTCACGCAGATATGTCTCAAGGTCTTCTGGTGTACCAAGACCCCACATCTCTTCTACGTTATGTGTGAATATCTTCTTACCCATCAAGATTGCTTGATTGAATACAGGACACACATAGAACTCACCATTCACTCTCTTGTCCATTGCGATCATATCTTTTGCAGACTCTACGTAGTCTTGTCCCTCTTTCCAGTAGTAGAACCCCACAGTCGCATTGTCACTGATTGGGTTCTTCTCTGCAACCTCGGTAACCATGCCATCATTATCAACCGCAGCGTAACTCCATTTTGGATGTGTTGCTTTGAAAGTAACAATACCACCATCCGCCTTCAGTTCATTCATCTTGTAGATGAAGTCAAGTGAATTCCAGTTCACCCACTGGTCAGAGTTTGCAATAAACAATGGTTGGTCATTGTCAATATACTCCTCGGCAAGTAGTGTCGTACATGCGGCACCTTCGGTCACACCATCCACCTCTACAATCTTACAGTCGGGTGCAATTAGACCCAACATATTGTCTAGGTTATACTTCTCACGGTGTTCCTTCTGTACAATAAAAATGTAGTTCGCATCGATATTGATGTTCTCTACCACAGTCTGAATCATTGGTTTGCCGTTGACATCAATCAGTGGTTTGGGGAAGGTGTATCCTGCTTTAGCGAAACGACTACCCGCACCCGCCATCGGTATTAATATATTCATCTTCTTATCCACCCACTTTGCCCTCGTATCTCTGGAACCCCTTACTTGTTTTACGATATCCATATTGATATCATCTGGAGAATCTACTCGTATAATCTGTGTATGAGGAACACCAGAATGGTATGCCGATGCAAGACCTTTTGGCGAATCCTCAATGATGACACACTCTTCGGGATATACTCCGTACTCTGACATTACGTTCCACCACATTTGAGGATGTGGTTTAGGATTGTCCACATCAGTGCTAGACTGTATCATATCTACATAGGATTGTATTTCTAACCCATTCACACATTTCGTCACAGTTTTATCCATTGCATTAGAACAGATCGCTATCTTGTACCCATCCTGTTTTAGATTAGCAAACACCTCTGTAATGTCGGGGTTAGGCATAATGCTATTCAGTTTTATATACGTGCGAGATTGTTTGTGTATGCTAATCCTCCTTTGCATCTCTCCCACAATACCCATCATTTCCAACTTATCTATTGTCGGAAGTCCGTCATATTTTGACAGATGGTCTTCTAGGGTAATTTTGGGATATCCATTATCTTCTAATGCTTCGTTCAGTGCATAAAAGTGCATCTTCTTGGTGTCAACAAGGACACCGTCTAAATCAAATAGTACTAGTTTAATCATTATTTTTTATCGCTATAATGTATGTGTCACCTTGTTTGGTTTCACTTCTGCGGTCGTGTTGTGTAACTTCATATGGGTCTAGTGCCGACATGAAACGGTTGTATTTCAGTATATCATACTTATCAGGTCTACCCTTCAACCATTTATTATTCAATTCTTCACTACTCATTATGTCCATCGGCCATACATCTTCAATAAAGTATGTACCGTCATCCTTTAGAAAAGGTACAAGATTCTCGAATGTCAATCTGTTTGCTTCAGGCCAATGCGCTCCGTCATCGATAATGAAATCAAACTCAACATCACCCCATTCACTTTTAATCTTTTGGGGAAGAGTCGCACTCATAGAATCTGCCTTTATCCAGTGTACTCGATCTTTATTTAAGATTTCCAAATCATTTGGATTAGTTCTTTCAAAGATATCTATGGTGTAGATGTTCGCATTGGGAAAGTAATCATGAAAGGCACGGGTCGATGCACCATTGAATGTTCCTATCTCAAGGAAGTTTAGAGGTTCGTTTCTCAATTCCTTAAAATATGGTTCATAGTCCTTGTAATAGTGGTGTTTACTTGTACCCTTATCACAATCATAATTGTCAAACAGTTCTTTAAGCATTCCAATAATTCCTCGTTGCGCCAGTATCAAAGTCAAACCCCCAATAGTCTATGTCTTTCTGATACCAGTCTGCGACTATTTGTATGGTCTCTTCGTTGTATATATCTTTATAAGAAGTACCGTATCCAGTCTTACCTTTATCATTAGGCACACGAGTAATGTTACGAGGGTTTGGGTCAGTCAGTAGACCGAAGTAAAGTTTCACATCTTCGTTGTAGTTCTCAAACCGTAGGATGTGACATCGGTTGTTTCCTTCCTCGTCACACACGTGTTCGTATGCATTGTACCATCCACGTATTGCACGATGCCACATATATTCAACACCACCCCACTTGTGACGTTCCTCTAGGAATGCCTCAAAGGATGAAGTGTCTGCATAGTCTTGTGGTTGAGTCCCTTCGTATTCCATTACCTTCTTTGCGAACATATAACGAGAACATACTCTATCCCAAGGATTACGAACGATTGCGACTGCTTGGTGTGTTTCTTTTAAGTCTTGTTTCCAGTCTCTCCACCTTGCGTGTTCGTACCCTGCATGGTCTTTGGTGTCATGCATCTTCTGTGTAACACCCTGCACATATGATGAATTCTTTAAGTTGTTTGGTTGTCCTAGTAAAACCTTACTTCTAATCTGGTCATGTTTTCTTATTGTCATCCCACCGTTCTTGGGGATGTGTATAAACATTTTCATTCTCTTTCCCACTTCACATAATATCTATTCCGGTCAGGCATAAATTCTGTGATTTCATATCCGAATCGTTTTGATAATAAGAGATGGTGTTCTAATCTCCAATGAAAGAATGGTACATCATCCACTCTGGCATTACCATGATCACGGTGCGCTGGATTGCATCTCCAGTATATACGTGACTTCTGTTTTAATGCATTGACCATTCCCTCGGTCTGATCTACGATTGTTTGATAGGCGCCAAAGTTGATACTACCCAATGCAAACGCAACATCAAACTTCTCATCGGTCTTGTAGTATTCAATCGGTACTTGTTCATCAGAACCTATGTCGGTAATATCAATTCCATGCAGACCGGAAATATGACGCTTAAAAGGATTGAGACCACAACCAACATCCAGAACTCGTTCCCCTTCTCTGATTTCATCTATTAACCTAAACCCTGTCCAATAGTAGTTATCAAGTCCCGCAGTGCGTGAACTTGGCCAGTCGTGTGTGAAGTAATCCTTTAACCATTCTCTCATTGCTGCATCAATCATTTTAGGGTTGGTAGACATATACACTCACATCCTTCTTATCATATTCGTCAATCTTAACGCTAGAGTCTAGTCCCAGAATCTCAAGCACCTCATGGTTACTCTCACACTTCAACACTTTATGTTTATAGTTATATATGAATGTTGTTATCGCCTTATTCTGAGACTGTATCATCTTGAACATAGAATCTTGATCCTTGTACCACTTGTAAGTGGGATATGGAATTTCAAAACCACCACACTCATTCCACCACTTCCAACACTCATAGTCATTTCTTATTACCATAACAACAGGGTACTTGTGATAGTTACTCAGTTGTACTGCTAATGTATGTGACTTGATTAGTCTAACACCTTCACCACAAAAAGGCAAGTCCCATTCTTTCTTCTCAAACCTAAACTCCATCATGGGATCAAAGTATGCACCACCATGCACCAGTCCATTGTGATGAGTGAATGATCTCCTCTCGTTATTATCGGTCTGATCGAAATCCTTTGATGCGTGAATGTTGTTTGCAACTCCAGACCATCGACTGCCTGGCGCACCCGTCATTAATAAATATCTACCTTTCATTCTTTGGTCTTATTCCATTCCATACTTGTTCATCTAACCAGTGTTCTTCTACGTGTTTCACATACTTGGCGTTCTGGTCATCCTCTAGAGTCTGTGCGACTCTTTTATCCCAACAAGCAATAGGAAAGTCCAGTACCTTGGACAACCACTTCAAGTAAACACTCCCATAGAGATAGAGTGTCTCGTGTGACAGAAACTCTAAATCTGCATCTAGGTTGTAGTAATACTGTAATGCAACAGGGAGAGTCACTTCCTTACGAACTCTGAGTTGTTGTTCTACGTTGATATTTTTGTCCCTTACTACGACACAGACCTTTACATCATATCCCGCCTCTTGTGCTTCGTAGATGACTTCCTGTATATAAGGGATTCGTTTTGTACCATCAAACACGAATGGTACACTGACATTCGCAACCATATAGTCTTGGGTCAGCATACTCTTTGTCTTGGATGGATCAACCCAACACTCTGCAAAGGGTTCTTCGTCAGATGGTATCCAGTACTTGTCTGCAAAGTCCCATCCATTTACATCGGGATGGTAACTGAATATCTTACTGAATAGATGATTGCCCGAACCCTGTGGGCCCGTGATTATGATTAGTTTCTTAGACCCTTGTTTGTCCGACATAAGTTCTCACCTTCAATGGATTAATTTCATCTGTCGGCCCTGTACCAGAGTCAGGACTGAACACGAATAGGGTGACATCTTCACCTTGATTACACATAAAGTTGTGTAGTACATTTCTTTCCATCACCCAACAGTCACCTTCTTTGATAGGAAACATTACTCCGTCATCAAGTTCAATCTCACCTTTACCAGAAAGAATAAGACCAATACGTTGACTTGGATGGGTGTGTAGGGTTTGTTTCATCCCTGCGGGGAAATGGACATAGTTGATAACGGGTAATCCTAGTCTGCCAGGATTTACTGCGGTAGTATTTGTACCACCATCCATGTACGATAGATTACCCTTTGGATTCCCATGAGGTATAAACAGACGTTCATCATTCATGGACAGTCCATAGAATTTTATATGGGCGAATGTAGAGTCATCATATACGGTAAACTTATTACCTGTCTGTCCCGCAAAATCCTTACCAAAGACTGACAATCCATCCTCTATACTGATACTAGAGTTCTTACCCATCAAGTAACTTGTTCCGTAAGTCATTCCTACGAATTCGTCACTTGTGTACCTACCTTTTATAAACGTGATATCATAACTCCATATATCACGAACTTGATAGGTCTGACCTTCTTTTATATTAATCATAATCCAGTCACCTTCATTATCTCCTCTGGTATGTATGGAAGCAACATCCTCTCAGGATGCCAAACAATTGCACAGACTTTATCTTTAATCCATGACTCAACGTCACCGTCTGTATCTGTACATAATTGTACACTATTTGGGGGGCATTTGTCAATAGAAATATTATGAAAACTATTCACTATATGTGACGAATTATTCTGATCAAATACCGTGTGCTCCTCACCATGATGATTCTCTTTACCTGTTCTTGTTTTACCACCAAGGATATCTGTAAGTAAGAATGCTCCGTGACAAATACCAAGGATGGGTTTATCTAATTTAATCATCTCTGTCGCAAGAGATATTTCAGTGGTGATACGAACTCGCTCATTTCCTCCTCCTGTAATGATCAGAAGGTCAAGAGATTTTGCAAGGGGTTTATAATCTAAGTCATCACGGTTTGGTACAGGGACAAGTTCATGACCCCTTAACAACTGATACCAGTTCTGGTCAAGGGAGTCATAAACTTCTCTGTTGTGCGTGAGGACTCGTTGAGTGAGTCCGATTCTCATCTACCAACCGTAGGCGGCACTCACGAGTTTTCGTGAACCTTCGGCCTCGACTGTATTTTGACATGAGATTTCAAAAAGGTCTTTACGCATTCCTTCAACCACACTTTGTACACGATCCTGTGTCTCAGTGTCAGTTGCGACTTGACGTAACTTCCATCCACCGATTGCACTGTGGAAACCTTCGTCTTTTGCGATCTCACGATAGCGGGTAGAGATGAACTCGTCTTGAATAGTATCTGCCATCTGATTCCAGACTGCTTCTGCACGACCTTCCGCAACCAATTGATATGCGGCAAGAACTGCCTCATCATCTGCACCATACTTCTCTAGAAGTGTAGCACCTTTTGCGGTGTCTGCCTTTCGTTCATCTTCAAGTGCCTGTACGACATCGATCTCTTCACCCTTGATATGTTCGATTACTTCTCGAACCATACGGTAATGTTTCGCTTCGTCATGCGCTTGTTTGGTGAGTAGTTCTAACTCTTTGGGGTCTGCATCATCAGATACATTTGCGATCTGTGCAGAGATTTCGGTCATGTTCATACGTTCATTGACCATGCGACCAATGAAATGATCGACCATCTCTTCTTGGGGTAAGTCACCTTCAAAGTACGCCTTGACGTTCATCTTTGACGCTTCAAATAGTGCTTGGTTCTCGTTGCGAATCTTCTTCACAAATTCGTTGGGGTTTAACATACTGGTTCTCCTATCACTCTATTAATGTATAGATGTATTTATAACTTTTTGAATTGCCGCATCCAAAATTCGTGGGTAATCTTTCTCGCTTCTTCCACAGACTCCCTTATAGAACCATCAGAATCTTTCAACTTACCACTATTAACATCTTTCTCATAAGTACGAATTATAAACTTAGCGTCTCTATATTTCATTCATCAACTCTTCAACGTTCTCCCCACTATTGGGAAGTTTGTCTTTAAGAAAGAAGTGAACAAAGTGACAATCCTTTATATTGTTTACTGCACCGAATAGTCCGTTCCACTCACCACCCATGTGGCGGGTAGGAATCTTATACTTCTTCAGGAAATAGTTCAGGAGTGTCTGGTCAGTGCTCCACTTGTACGCACCCACACCATCAACAAAGTCTTTGAACTCCATTCGATTTAGAAAACTGTGGGGGTCTTGTCCCTTGAGGTAGGGTTTGAATTGTTTTGAATTCAAGAGAATCATTCCCATGTTGAAGAACTCATAACCATTATGATTGGGTTTGAAGTCTCCTTGTTCACTACCGTGTAAATGACGATACTGCATGGCGGAGTAGTTTTGAATCTTACCACTGTACCAAGGTTGGATATCCATCTCTCGTTCTGCAACTGCCCCGAATGCACATTTACAATCAAACTCATCAAAGATATTTGGTGCATCTGGTCTAATATAGATATCAGCATCAATGATTGCGATCTGGTCATACTCATCCAGATACTCAAACGCATTCTCTTTCTCAAAGATGGGGAGATAACCACCATACTTCATGTATGACTCTTCACTTCTGCCACTAGAGAATATGTCAGGTTTGATTCGTAGTTTAGGTTGTGTCAGAACAATGTGGTCAATTCCATTTCGTTCACAATAGAAATGTACACTGCGTATACAGTGATTGTATAGTTTGGATGGTTTGCCCACCGACACTTGGAATATCATTCTTTTCATGTTATATCAACTTCCGATTCAGTTTCAATCACGACTCTTGCACCACAAGAGAGAATAGGTTTACCCTCTTCACCATACCGTACTACACTAGGCCCATGTATCGTTACATTATGACCATAGGTATTTTTCTTACCCTCTTTCACTGTGATTACTGGTTCATTCGTACCGTGTTTCAGGTTTGCACGAATCTTGTGTTGGTTCACGTGTATATATTTTTTACTCATGTCTCATCGTATTTCCAATATCATCATAATATATAGGACTAGAATAAGGTACGATCATTCCCTTGTCTTGACCCATGAACTCCCACATATAATCATCCACAAACTTGGTGATGGGGTCTAGAGTGACTGCGTAGAATAACGCCTCTGCAACATCGGGAGTGATGTAGTATGCGTGTGTAACAGGACACAGAGGTTCGTCTGTTCCCCAGTATGGATGACCCTTGAATCTGGTAGAGTAGTTTCTCCAGTTGTCCTCATCCTCAAAGTCTGCAAACGCAAAGAAGTTACCCACAATAGGCATATCCTTCTTACGTTGCACCACATCATGCTCAATGATTGCGATAGGTCTTTCTTCGGTATAACACAGTTGCCACAACTCTAAGTGACTATAGAATCCCGCCTTCTCACTCTCACTGAAATCACGTTGACCCCAGAACTTACCAAAGTTCAGATAGTTGGGCATATGATCGGGGGTGTATGCATCAAACAGATTGACATGACAGTCCCATGTGGGAATCGTCTGTCTTACATAATGTTGTGATACCTTGTTAGCAGGTATTTGTATCATCCATAGGTTATCGGTAATCATTTAGGTCAAACTCAGTTCCGTGCATCTTCATTAGATCACGTTCATGGTTAGTGTAGACTAGAACTTCGGGGTCATCAAGAAGGAAGTCACAACTACGACAGTAATCAGGGTAATCGCCAGTGGTATGATCCTCACGGAGTTTGGTGTACTCTTCTCCTTCCCAGATTTCTTCAATGGTGTTTTTGCTAGTATGTCCAAGAACTGCTTCTTCATCTCTTCCGAGGACTTGGCAACACGGCGCAACAGCACCAGTATTACCGTCAAGACCGCCAGCACGAATAACAACATCAGGACTAAAGGGTCTGCCACAGGTTTTTACCTCACCTTTTCTTTCGTTGACACCGATCTCATATACACCAGACCAGTTGTGCATCTTCCAAATTTCTGTTTTGACCCCAAGGTCGTTGACCAACTTTTTATACTGTTGGAGTTCACTATTTAGGTTATCGTTGTCAGTAATCAAGTGATAGGTTGCGACCACACAGTCACTTCCAGTCTCATCCACATATGCTTTCATCTCACGAATATTATTGACGATGGTGTTGAAGTTTCCTCCAATAATATTATGCATCCACTCGTCATACTTCTCTGGACTGTATCCGATGAAAGAGAATCGATAGAAGTCCAATCCTGCGTCAACACAGTCTCTCATAAACTGACCAGACATACGGAATCCATTAGAGAACATGAAACACTTTGCTCCATACTTCTTTACGATCTTAATGTATTCGGGTAGGTTTCTATTCAGTGTGGGTTCACCACTACCCTCTAGGTTGACAACTCGTAGTCCATGCTTGGCACAGTCTGCAACATTCCTCTCAAAGTCCTCTAGTCCCATCTTCTTCAGAAACTTTTTGTCTCGTCCACCAGTACGCATGTCCTGTGGACACATAGTACACGAGTAGTTACAACCACCGTTAATCTCTATTACTGCTCTATCAATCTTCATAAAATATCTTCTTCATCCTGTGTATATATCTCTTTCCTTCATCTTTCATATGTCCCATATTACTTTCAAAGTTCTCTTCTTTAAAGAAGTCCAAAACCTCTTTGCGACCTATACTTATTGCTTTAGATGGATTGTCTGTATACTTCCTTATATCAATCAGTGGTCTTCTTATTGCTTGAGGTGTATTATATCCTGTGATACCTTCCCATGATGGAATGAACATTGGTTTACCAAAGTTTCTTGCAATAAAATGCCACATACCATCATAACAAACAATGAAGTCAGCTTCTTGTATCTGTTTAAATGCATCTCTAATGGGTGTTCGATAGGTCAACTCAACCAGTATCCAACCCTCCCAAGACACAGAGCTTATTATACTCGACCAATCATCTTTTGTCAAGAACCTTTTCCAAGTTCTTGGTTGTTCCGTATTGTAGGTCGGTGTCCAGATAACTACCTTCTGTTTCTTGGGTACAAATACTTTTGGTTTGAATATCCAATCGTTTTGTGGAGCGGTGGTGGGTTCAAAAGAATTTGAATCGAAATAGAATCGGTGTTTTGATTTATTGCTGTTCTTGTTTCCATGTTCGAATAGATTAGAATTATAGACGTGAGTAACCACAACATCATCTTGTCGATGATACTGTGAATGAATCCATTCCATGCGTTCTATGATTGTTTCGGGATCATCAGGTGAATGGAGATAGTCTTCTCCATGTTCCCAATGCATTTCCAGATTAACCTTTATGTTGTTTGCCCAACAATAGTTATGACAAACATTGAGAGCATTCATGAAGTCACCTACACCCCATGTCCCTCGCCACCTAACCTTTTCCATTGGTTACTACTTTTTGTTACCCATGTTCTGGAATCCAAAGAATGCAGAGACGATAGCAGCAACTGACACAAAATAGATTGATGCGATATCTCCGATAATTTCTGCAGCCTTGTCTAGTCCGAACAGGACAGTGAGGAATACACCACTAGGATAGAACAACATACCGATCAGAGAGAACCACGCCATCTTACGTTGTGCGTCTCTCATTGCATCTGCATCTTCGAGTTCTTTGCGTTTGAACTCTAGGTACATTTGTTGTTCTTTGTCAGAGACCTTTCCGTCTCCATTTGAATCTGCGGGATGATGACCCGCTGCTTTTAGTTCTTCTTCCATTAGAATACCTTTACGTTATATTTGTTTTCCCATTCTATAGCGTCTTCAATGGTGTTGACCATTGGTTTATTACGTATGTTCAACGATGTATTTAGTAACATTGGAACACCCGTTATTTTGTGGTATTCTTCTAGTATCTGTCGTAGAACAGACTTACAATCAGGTTTGACCAACTGAACCCTTGCAGTGCCATCTACATGGGTAACAGACTTATAGGGATGTTTTGCGACTGCGGTGTACTGCATATATTCATTCATTGGGCCTTCAAAGTATTCGTCTGCATACTCAGACAGGATTGCGGGTGCAAAGGGTCTGTACCGATGTCTACGTTTGATATCATTGACAGTATCCTTTACGTCATACCTAACGTCTGCGAGTAGAGATCGATTACCCAATGCACGAGGCCCATACTCCGCACGACCATTCGCAACACCACAAACCCTGTTTTCTACAAGGTATTCTGCTACCTCCTTGGGGTCTATGTCACGTTCTATGTTGTGACCAAGGTAGGGATTAAAGTCCTTTAGATGCGTTCCTCCTGTCTCCTTGTGCCATGTTAGTGCGGCACAACCCAATGCACTACCCGCATCTGTTGGATTGACTGAGATATGCATTTCGTCAAACAGTTCTCGTATCATTGAATTTGCAACAACATTCTGAGCACAACCACCAGAGTAGACTAGTTTAGTACCCCACTTACGTGCCCTTTTCATAATCTTCATAATCTCAACTTCAAAGAACTTCTGTACAGTTGCCGCTGAGTCTTCTTGACTGATACCATGATCTCTTATGGTTGAAAAAATTCGATTCTGATAATGTGCATACTTTGTAGACAATTCACTTTCCGCAACCGACACACCTTCAAACTCTTGAATCTGACGTATGTTTTTAGCAGTTTCAGTTTCGAACCAATAGTAAGAATTATGAAGTAAGTTGTAGAGATAATCATCCACTTCACCATAGGCAGCAAGACCCATGATAATATACTCGTCTCTTAACACTTCCATTCCCAGTCCTTTGACCACTAATCCATACATACAACCCAAGGATTGAGGCCAAAGAATCGTTTCTAAGACATTGAATTTATGATCCATGATTGAGACAGATTCAGTTTCACCCGAACCATCTACAGATACCAGTACAGTATCTTCTTTGGATTCCCAAGGTCGGGTAAGGAATGCGAGGGCATTGTGACTTTCGTGGTGTGAGTTGAAATCATCATACATCAATGAATTACGCATCAATGTTTCTTGTTCTACTTTTTCGCTTCTAAACCCATCCAGAGACCACGGGCCATGGGTTCGGTAACCACCCATCTTGTCCACACGGAGTTGTGTATCTTCGTAGTAAGTGATGTGGTCTTCTTTATTAACAAAAGACCACATATGCGGATCAATTAAAGGGTCGCACTTTCTTCCGCTGTATCGTTCTGATTGAGATGCAAATGCCACTGTACCATCAGGATTGATGATACCCATGCCTGCATCGTGGAAATACTCGGAGTAACCTACATATCTTTTCATGCATTTATGTATACAAGTTTAACCTTCCAGATATTCGTAGATGTCTCTCCAACCTCTCATTAATGGGAACTCTTGGTTGTCCATGTTGTAACCGTGTTCCATCACAAGACTTTCCAAACCGAATCTCTTACCGACTTCGGCATTCTCAACTTTGTCTTCAACCCAGATGTATTCTGTTCCTTCGTATTCTGCAAGGACTTCATCTTTGTCTGCGCCAGTGTCGAGGTAGATATATTTGACAAACGCAGTCTCACCAAACAACTTCTCAATGTTCATTGTTCTGAGTTTCTGTGCGTTCTCGTCTTTACTCATAGAGGTAATCAGGTGAAAGACATAACCATGTTCTTCGTGCAGTTTCTTAACATACTGCATGGCATCTCTATGTGGGGGTAGAAACCCCATGTGTGCCGATTCGTTGAAGAACCTTACTAATTTCTTAGACTCTGCTCTCGGTATATCATATATCTCACAGATGTCGTATTCCAAGGGTTTCTTTGCCACATAACCCTTCTCTTGCATCCAGACGTTAAAAGCATAACCCCAGTTTAATAGGACTCCGTCTGCATCTGTTAATATTACTTTTTGGTGATCATTATTTCTCAATTCATATTCCTTAGTTTCCTAGTTAGTTCTCATTCTCAATACAAGTATTATAACAGGTGGTACACCTTTTGTCAAGGTTTTAAATAAGAAAACTTACCTTCTTTGAAATCATTTAACATGACAACTTTATTACCTCCACCAGTATAATGTAGGAAGTATGCGTGTTCTGGATTATACCCTCTACCATCACCCCAGTGTGTGGGGGTGTCATTCCATTTTTGGTCAATACACTGCCACGACAATCCATATTTCATTATCTGGGCAGACAACCAAGGTTGGTCATTATTTAACCAGTTAGGGTCACCGTGTTCGTCTCCATCCATCATGTAACTATACCAAGGATCGAACATCTCACGTGCTTTTAATCTCCCTTCCTTTGACCAAATCATTACACCAGTATTGAACGTAGTTACGCATGAGGGTCTCAGGGGAGGTTCTGTTGGTACAGCGGGGAGATTGTTTCGTCTATACTTTGTGAGTAATTGATTTTTCTTTTCTTCATTGAAGTCCCAAGCATTATATCCACCATCCATTCCAGTTCGTATCTCTGACTCCAAGACACCCGAAACATCATAGTCACCGCACACATCAAAGACATTCTCTTCGGTATTACAGATGATGTCTGAGTCGATGAACGCCACTTTATCATACTTGTCATACATCGTATCATAGATCATTCTCAGACATTCAAATAAGAGAACTGTTGATCCATTGAAGTTTTCGGTGTATACTTGCTTAGTAGAATAATGGTGATCGCATCCAATCTTATCTGAATAGATTCGGAATGACTTGGCAGATAGATCAGCACTTCTCCGATACAGTTCGCTCCGAGGGCCTTGAGGATACTCTTTTACTTTACCTCGTTTATCGGTCTCCTCGTTGGCGACCATGTACTGGAATATGCAGTTCACTCAGGTAGACCAACCGAATACTGTGTCTTACCATCTACTCGTTGTGCGGTCAGACACTTCTTGCGATTGTCTTCGGGACTCACATAGGACACATGAACCCAACCAGACGATGGGTCACCCTCTTCGTAGAACTCTGAGATGATCTGATCAAACTCTAGGTTGTCTCTGATCCATTGTGCCACAACAAGGTTGTCTGCTTTATCGCATTCAATGTCAACTGCTTGACCCTTACAATGTTGTGATCGTGAAGAACCACCCACTGCTTCGTTGAGTGCGGGTGAACGGTAACCCGAATTGATACGAGTTATACCAAACTTATCCCGAACATGCTGAACCACTTGAGAGAATAACTCTTGTGCCGCATGTAGGTGTTCACCTTGTGGTGTGTTATCGATACCCAAACGAGTCGCAGTCATAGACTTAGTAAACTCTTTGAGTGAAAAATTTTGACTTAGTTTCATTTTATGTTTCCTCTTTCAACCATTTCCTTTGTCATTATATAGTCTCTAACAAAGTCGGAACGAACGATATCAGCCCATCCGTATTCTACGGTTGTAAAATTATTCATGACTTCCATGATGTTCATGAAGTCAAGGATACCTTTCTTGTCTGACTCTTTACCCAAGTCAGACTGATAATAATCACCACTAAAGATGATTCGACTATTGCGCCCCACCCTTGTGATAATACTGTCTAGTTCATGGAATGTGAGGTTCTGCATTTCATCCACGAGTATAACACAGTCATCCAGAGTTGTACCACGAATAAACGATGTGGACACAAACTCTATGAGACCCTGTTGTTCTAGGTTATCGTATGCCATCTTCTCGTTGAAGAGTTCGGTACAGATTGAACGATAGGGAGCGGTATAGGCATCAACCTTCTCTTCAACACTGCCGGGCAGGTAACCCATCTCTCTGGTAGGAACTACACTTCTTACGATAACAAGTCTGTTCTGATCATAGGACTTGTCCATGACATCCCACAATGCTAGGTACATACCCACAAAGGTTTTACCAGTACCCGCAGAACCACAGAGAACCAAATGGTCTCCGTCATTCCATGCATCGTGTGCGATTTGTTGATTTGATGTGATGGGTGGATAGGTGAGTAGATCGTCTACTCTCAATCGTTTCATTGTCATGTTTTTATGGTAGTTCCTTCGCCCGATCCTTTCTCGATATTTTTCAAGTGCTGTTTCCAGTCACTACTTGTCTTGTTGACAATATTACCAGTGGCACTAATCAGTGCGGGAGCACCAATTTCCTGTGACCAGTTTTCGCCCAACTCTTCCAACTTCTCTTGAAGTTTTTCATACGAACAAAACATCGTTTGAGTGTCTTGCGTTTTCTTATTTACAATTGTATACATTGGCATTTATATAACTCCTATATGACGAATGGGGTGACTAGCACCCCATACGAGATACTTACCACCTACCTTATGCTAGAATTTGAGTTGAATTTTCGTACTCGGCAATAGTTTGATTTA